ACAATCTTCTTACCATGATTGTGAATCTTTAAGAAGGCTTCTAGCTTGTCACTGCAATGACCTGTTTTCTTAAATGTGTTGATGTCTTGTTGTAGTTCAGACAACATTTCGCCAACAGTCATGTCAGTTTCTTTCATCATGTCAGCAAAGTTAATGCCTTCTTTGATGCTCTTAGCAATCTCATGCCCTTTAGAGACTACCTTCTTTGGTAAGTTATGTGCTGGCTTTGTGCCATAGCCTGCTTGCTTCTTAGCTGCTGCCATACCGATTGCATATTTGTTTTTCGGTGCTTCGTTTACGCTTTCGCCCCAATGTCCTGCATCGCCGGAGTCATTATGAGGATCTGCTTTACCTTTGATTTTGCGACCTTCTTTGCCACTAGGTGGGGTATCAGGTGTACGACCAAATGGGTCATTACTCTTAGGGCCGGACATTGGCTTTTCATTTGTGTCTTCTTTGTCGCGGTAACCATAGTCACCTTTGTGTACTTTACCTTCTTCCATGCTGTGCTCAGTACAAGTACCAGCTTCGCACATTGCACATTCTTCAACACTTTCGGCCCAACCTGCTGCTTGAGCTGCACGAGTCAATGAACCTTTGTCCATCTTAGAACCTTTAGCAATAGCTTGGTCAGCAACACTGGCTGCTGTTTGTGTTGTGTTTGGCTTCTTAGCCTGTGGCGCCATTGTAACTTTATTCATGTTGCGTGGATCTAAATCTGTTGCTACCTTGCTAGCCAATGCGCCAAAGCCTTCAGCAAATTGGTGTGCTAGTTTAGCTTCAATTTTATTAACACCTTCTAGTACGCTACCTTTGGCTTCTACGCTTTCACGTATTTGTTGCACCAGGGCATCATGCTTTTCTTGTGGAGTTGGCTTTAAAGATTCCAACTTGCCTAATATACTATAAATGTTGTCGTGGGGGAAATTTTTGCTCATGATTAACCTCTAGGTTTACGATATACTGTATTCTGTGTTGTGCCTACAGGACTTGTAGTACCGACACCTTCAGTCGACATTGCGCCAGACTTTTCACCTTCAGCAGCAAATTCAAATTTGCGGCTTTCTAATTCTTTTAGTAGACTACCTACACGAACTTGTCCAGATAGTTCTTGTCCACCTTCTGTTGCTTTTAATTCAGCGTCAGTTAGAATAGCACCTGTGTTACCTTGTCCTAAACCTTCTGCTTCTTCTGTATCAACAGCTTCATTTAGATTACGTACACAAATCCAATCTGGATTTAACATTGCACGTTCTTTGATTGTTTGACGTATTTGAACAGTGGTTGCAGGATATGTTACTTTAACATCAAACTGCCAGCACTCACATGCACCCCACTGTGGGAATTCTCTGTGTTCCATAATTGGAAGACTTTTAACTGGACTAACACTTTCTAGCTGATATGTTTCTAGTGCGTGTTTGATACGGTCCATTACTTCGCCTTTTGGCTCAATTGTTGCCAATTTGATACGAAACTCATATGGCTTGTTAAGCTCAAAAATGTATGACTGAAATGCTTTCATCATTATAATCCTATATTCTATATTTAGCCAGAAAGGCTCATTTATCTTTCTTGCCTAGTATCTGTTTTAGTAGTTCATTGCGATCAAGCACAACGCCCTGCCCATCAATTGGTTCTTCTGGGTCGGCTGCACCCGTTTTTGCATCTTTTTTAATTTGGTGATCTAGTCTAGCTTTGGCTAGTTGCAGGTTGATCATACGCAACTTCTTGTCCATTTTGGCTGTTTTAGCTGTAATGGCGTGCCCTAATAGTGTACCTGCTGTTTGAAATATAACGCCACCAAAACGTGGGTCAACATTCATACCTAAATCAAGTAGGTCTTCGGCTTTGCTTTTTGCCAGCTCTGCTAGTTCATCTAGATCGGAATCGCTTGAGTCCAGATCTGATACTAAAGGCAGTGCTGCATCAATTTTATCAATTGCTAGATCTACTTCGGCAATAATTGCTTTGTTTTCTTCAACAGTAGCTTTGGCTTCTTCTGTTGTAATTGAAGCTTCGGGTAGATTAAATAGTTCTTCGAGTTTTTTGGTCATACCAATATTTATTTGGCACGGCCCTGGTGGAAAATATCGTTTTCGGTAACAACTCTAAACTTTAGTCCCTGTGCCGCACACCAAGCACGGGCCGCTTCCCATTTTGCCATATTTAGAACTGCGGCCGCTTGGGCACGTGGACTACGTCCAGCTTCTTGTAAACTGGTTTCTTTTGTTGGTTTTACTTCTATTACTTCAGCATGTTGTTTGCCCGCGGCATCTACGTAGACCATTAAAAAGTCTGGTACATAGATGGTCATTTTATTTGTAAATGGATTGCGGTAACTAATATGTATTGCTTCACTGGCCCATTGTGTAACTGCTGGATTGTTATCACAAAAGGTCATAAACGTATGTTCCCACCCTGAGCGATAAGTTGGTGCTTTGTTCCCTACATACTTCGCTGGATTTTGTATTTGATATTTGCCTTGGGCGTATTTGCTCATAATAGAATTGTTCTAGCAACGTAAGGACTAGTCTTTGTAGTTCCTCTGATTCCCAACGTACTTGTTGGTGCTCTGTTGATATTTAAAAAAGCAATTAGATAATTGTTTAATTGACCTTTAGGCAAACGCTGGAATTCGCTTAATACATTTAACGGATTTATATTCTGTGCCATTGCTGTATATAAAACTGCTGCCGCTAAATTTTTTGCAGCCATTTTATTACTAGTATACTGTTCAAAGAATCCTAGAATAGCTGCATCAGTATCCGACGAAACATTAAACGGAATAGAATAAAAATTGTTAAAATATTTTCTTGCATCTAATTTATCTGTTGCTAGGCTAATGTCTGGACCCGATAAATTTGTTGCTGTAGTTATCTGTGTAGTCATAATTTAATTACTCGTAATAGCCACTGGAGAATACATCAAAAGACATACCAGATGGTGCGTTAAACAGATAATCAGAGTATATATTGGAAGATACTGCACCAGAGAATAGCTCACTTGCTGGTTTTGCAATATTCTCAGATACAAAACCTCCAATACTGTTAGAAATCTGATCAGATACTTTACCTACGTAGGCATTAATTGCAGTTGATGCATAACCTATTGCATATTGTGTTGCCATGTTTTGTACTGTTGCTAATGCAGCCTTAGGATTAGCAATAACTGATGCAGCCATACCAACAATAGATTGACCATTACTGCCAAGGCCCTTAGCAATGCCGCCAATAACCCCGTTAGCCAATGAACTAGCGGCATTATTAACAATTCCATAGCCTGCTGCCTGAAGTTGTTGGCCAACACTTTGACTGCTACTTACGCCCCTGGCTAGGCTACCAAAACTAGGAACTGCAATACCACCATTGTTAACAACCGACCCGGCAGCAAATAATGTACTTTGATTAAACACTGAACTAAATGTAGTTGCACCGGTAAATGTTGCTGAAGATGTTGTGCCAGCAACATAGTAATAAGGGTTTCTTGTAGCAGGACTATCTGCTAAGTCCGTAATAGTGTCCGGTACTTGTTGTGTAGTTCTAGAACTGTTATCATAATGTAAATCAATGAACCCGCCAACGTTGTTTTCTGTAACATACCCTGTTAGATATTTTACTGTTTCATATTGCACAGTCATGTCGTGTTGCATGAGATTGTTTTCTCCCATGGTATGATCGCCATGCTTGAAACTTGTAATGATTGGATTTATTAATTCGTATTCGCTAAACTGTCCTTGATACAAACTATAAATTCTAATAGCTTGTATGTATTGATATTCTTGATAACTGTTAGTTGAAGTGTAATAACTGCCAACTGGCATTGGGCGAGGAGTATATCCCCATTCGAAATTTGTACGGCTTTGATATTTGTGAGGTGCAGAATATGTTACATCATTATAATCTGGATCTCTATAAAAGTAACTGTAGTAGTCATACCAAAAATTTCTCACGTTATCTGCCTGGTCGTCGTGAAATGAAATTGTTACTGGATCGTAATTAATTTTATTCTGTGTAATATTTTTACGATTGTAGGCATTGTGAATTTTTGTATCGATGCTAAACTTTGGTAGTGTAACGCTCTTAACAATTACACCAAGTTCTTGTGCTGCGTGATTGCTAACTGTACTAATCAATGGATTAAAATCAAATTCTACATAAAATAGAAATCCATATTTAGGACTTAGTCTAAATTGACTGTCTGTAAATATTCTAGCAGCGTGTTTGTAATCATGAAGTATTTCTTCTCTAGGGGCCGCGGCTATTGTCGTTTTTGCTGTGCTAGGATAATTATCTATACCTGTCAAAATTCGCTGAGGAGAGGAAGTTAAGTCGGCTTTAACACCTTTTGCATAGTTGTTAAGTCCAAAGACAGGGTTTAATACTTGGTCGGCCATAACAATATTTATCAATAAAAAACCCGGCGTTTTACTGCCGGGTTAAATTTTTCATTATTCTTTCGAATATTAGTTAATTGCTGATCCAGGTGTCTTTGTAACAACTGTACGGCTACCAACCCCACCGCCAACTGATTGAACTGCGTTATCAAACTTAATTGTTAATGCAATCTGCACAGGGTCGTTACTGTTGTATGCCATATCGCCCCAATCAACTTGGCTTAAGAAGCAACCATATAGGTCCCATGCTTCAAGTACGATTGGAGTACTAGCGCCGTTACCGCCGTCTAACACTTCATAGCTCATTTGGAATTTGTAGTTAATACCAGATGCTGCACTAGCTTGTTCTAAGAAATCGTATTGCTTTTGAACTTGCTCTGCAACAATCTTGCTAACTGCACCAGTAGAATCATCGCGTAAGTTTACGGTTGTTTCTTGCCATTCTGGTTTACCTTGTAGATATACTTTGCTGTTGTAAACATCAATTGTAATTGGGTTGAAGTTTACGTTCGGGCGCTTAATATCCACAACTTGTTTAGTTAACTCGTTCGTTTCGTTTGATACACCAAAATTAGTAAATGTTGCACGAAAACGATACTTTAATTTTGGCATCAACAAACCCTGGCTCTCTGAGCTTTGGTTATTTGCTAGAGGCACTGTAAATTTGCTTAATGATCCTGTTGCCATTTGTTATTCTCCTGTTACTCTTATTTATCCAAACTTCTTAGGTAGAAGCTGCCCCTAAATTAGCGATTGTTCCAGGATTGTACAAGGCTATAGGAATGTAAATAAACTCAACATCACGCATTGGCTCAACAGCAACGTCAACATATAGTTGATTGTTTGCAATTGCGCTAGATGTGTTATTGTTAGAGTCACAAATTACTAAGAAGTCATATAGACCGCGCTTGCTTAGAACATCGTGTAACGCACTTTCAATTTGACGTGCAATAGTTTTTCTTGTTACAACGTCATTTGGTTCAAACAAGAAACCATTGCTGATTGTCTTGAAGACTGTGCGTAGATAGTTTTCTAGACGTACAACATTAATCTTGTTTCTAGAAGTTGTGTCGCCACTACGTGTTTCTTGACCCCAGATTACTAAACCTGTACCAGGCAATTGTGTAATTGGGTTAATATTTAATGAATATAGTGAATCACGTAGACCTTGGTTAATACCGTTGTGTACAAATGCACCAGTAGTTTTATTAATATAACCAATGTCACTGATGTTGCTTACTAGACCACGATGTACACCAGCTGGTGCAAACCATTGATAGCTAACATTATCGTTGTACAAGAATGTACGTAGTACTGCATGACTTGCTGGTACTGCAACTGTATTTCCTGCTAGGTCGTTTGTTAAACCAGCTGGGTAATACACACCTAGGTATGGGCTAGCTGTTGCTAGGCCGTCACCATTGGTATTGTTGCTCCAATTTGTAATGTCAGTGGTAGATGGTGCTAATGTCATTGGTGTGTCACCAATGATAAAACCAGTATTACCACGATCATTGTTTAACGTTACTAAGTTGTCAATTAGCTCTGGATAACCAGGTGCAACTAGCAAGTTAAAGTTGTAAGTTTCTTCACGAACGTCAATGTTACTATCAACTGCTGACTGTAAAGCTGCTACAACAATAGCACGTTGAGCTGCTGAACCTGCCTTCATAACACCGTTCTCATCTAATCCGCTATCGCTAACCCAAGAGTCAGTAATAGTTGGTGTGCTTGTTGGCAAACCTAATGTGTTAGAACCAGCTGGGAAACTTGCGGCGTTAAAATAGTCTGCTACAAATTTCTTAACGTTATAACCGCTGCGGCGTGTGTTAAACAACAAGATACCACGTGGATATAGTTTGTAGTTAGGTGCATCTAGATCTAGATAATCGCTAGTTAGCATATCAACTGTAGATGGGATGCCTTCATTGATTGGATCCACTGCGCCGTCTGCACTCCAACGTGCGTCAGCAAAAATGATACCATTTGAGCTTACGTGATCGGTGTTGTCTATTGCTACCCATGCGCTACCGTTATAACGATATAGACTTGGATAGTTTACTAAATCACTGCTGTCTAACCAAATATCGCCAGCTGCTAAAGCAGTACTGTCGCTTTGGCTTGTTGGCTGACTTGCGCTTACGATAACACCCATTGGGTCAGTGTTTCCTAATACATAACCGCGACTATCTGTGCCGGCACCTTGGTAGCCTTTCCAACCAGAACTAGTATTAACCATAATATCTACTTCGCTTGGATTGCTGTAATACCACAAAGTTCCGTCAACTGGGTTGCTAGTTGGGGCGCTCGCTTGGTATGATATAAAGCGGTTTTGTCCTGTAAAATTACCAATATTTACAACATCGGTAATAGGGTTTACAGTGTATCCTACACGTTGGTATGGTACTAAACTTGTGTTATCTACTACAAATCCTGCATCTTGCAATGGTGTATCACTTACGTTTGTTAAAGTAACTTGGCCACCTAGTGCATGGCTGATAGTAATAGTTCCATTGCTATTAACCTCTGCAGATACATAAGGAACGTTGGCCGCTAAAATTGCTGTAACAAAATCTTCAGCTGACCCGCTGCTTAATGCAGGGATAGTTGCACTATTTGTTACGCCGCCTATTCCTGTTGCGCCAATAGTAAATGATCCAGTGATATCTGTCGGTGTATCACCTGTTCCAGATGAAGACACATTATCTGTTGATCCACCTTGTACAGAGAATGTCAACGCATTATATGTAGTATCACCTACTAGATATGTTGCAACTGTTGTACCGTGCGGAATATTTTGGCCACCACCAGCTGGGTCTAAGTTAGCAATTGCGCTAACAAAACCAGTATACATAGAAACGCCAACTGAAGCCCAGCTGTCAGTTGATGCGTTGTATTTCTTCAATGAAGGATTAAAACCGCCACCTGTTGATGTAGTTTTCCACCATACACTTCCTGATGGGCGAGGTTGAGAATCTGATGCGTACCAGCCACCTGTTGGCTGTTGAGCATAAGTGCCGTAGAAGAAATATGGGCAGTAGTAAGGGTTGCCTGAACCTACTGTAATTCCACAATTGTCCAACGGTGTATTTGTTGAATCAGATTCAACAAGAATTAGTTTACCGTCGGCTGATCCACCTGTACTTGCAGCTGAACTTGTTACATAGAATGACAAATAGCCGTCATTTACTTTTGCCTTAACACCAGTAATTGCTGCTGCGTTAACTGCCGCAGCCAACGCTGCTACTGTACCAGTGTTAAATGTAACTGTTGTACCGTTAACAGAAATAGTGCTAGCACCAGCTGTTAATGTTAGTGTTGGGTTAGCAACTGTACCTGTTGCAACTGGCAATGATAACTGCCACTCTGGGCTACCAACTTGTACCCAAACGTTAGGGCCTGGACCACCTGAGCCTGTTACAACTGCACTTGAACCAGTTTTGGAAAATAAACGAATGTAACCTAGTGGTTTAACGCTAGTATCTACTGCAACTAATGCATAGTCACCTGGCTTACCAATTGATGCAACTGGGGTAGCTACATCTGTTGTGCCGTTATATGTGCTATATGTAACCTTGTTACTATCTGTAACTACAATAGGATTAATATGAGTAAATCCTGGTGTTGCAGAAGTATTATCTAACTCATACAAACCAAATTCAGTATTTGCTGTGTCTAGCCATAAATCGCCGTCGGCTACACGTCCAGCTGGACGAACTGATGTGCCTGCTAATTGTGCTAAATCAACATCTGCACGGATAGCATACAATTGATTGCCTAAACCCAATGCGCTATATGCTGATAATAGGCCGTATTCGTTACGTTCGTCGCCGTTAATTGGTGTACCAGCTGAGCTCAATTGGAAGCCCGGTGTGCCCATAGCTGTTACCAAATCACGTTGACTTGTAAACGATAATAATTTGCCAGCATTTGCTTTACTTGTGCCTACTGCTGGGCTATTGTTATATGTTTTGTCTTGTGCTGTTGCTAATAGTACCAATGGGACAGAGCCAACATTTGAATTTACATATTGGCTTTGGTCATTAATGGAAATTTGAATTCCTGGTGAAACTAGTGCCATGGTTATATTCCTTTATAATACATGTTATGAATATTTAGTTTAAAAAGGAAAAAAGGCACTACTACAGGTGCCTTGGCAAAGGTTTTGCAATAAATAGGTATATGCTAGAACGTAAATTATGTCCTGTATGCCATACTAATCCGGTTGCTGTTAACTATGTTAAAGATGGTGTTACCCATTATCGAAATAGTTGTGCTAGCTGTATCCGAAAAGGGCGTAAATTAAAGCCGACCCCGCCGGCTTGGGCAAGATCGGGCTATAAGAAAAAAGCAAACTGCGAGAAATGCAATTTCAAATTTAAGTTTCCAGAACAGAGTGTTGTGTTCAATGTAGACGGAAACTTAAAGAATAATAACTGGGCCAATTTAAAAACGGTTTGCCTTAATTGCCAACAAGAAATTTATAAAAGCAAACTGGGGTGGAAGGCTAGCCCTATTGTGCCAGATTTTTAAGTTGGGTATACAACTGTTCGATGCTGCCGTTATTGTCAATTATCGCATCAAACTCTGTTCCAGCCCAACTGTATTCGCTAGCATGAATACCTAGTTCTTTTAGTTTAGTCTGTGCAAGTAAGTCACCAGCATTGGCGTTTGCAGCCATAACATACCAGCTAGGTTGTTCGCCACGCTGTATCCAAACAATCTTTGCCCCACGCTGTTTTAGAACTTTAATTTCATTTGGAAATCGGCAATCTGTAATAACAATGCTGTCTTTACTGGTGCGTAGTTTGTTTTCCAAACTAGCAATCCACATATCATCGTGGAATTCTTCACGTATAACTTCTGTGCCCCATTGCTGTAGTACATAACGTGGTGTAATAGGCTTGCCCAGTCGTTCACTCCACCAGGCATCAGGTTGCTCTCGCCATTCGCGGCTTTCTTTAGTACGACCTTCTAGCATTTCCCTGTCCCACCCGAATACTGAGCTCACAGCATCTTTAAGACTATTAGCAAAACTCTCACGTCTGAACTCGTGGAAGTTTACAAGATAATCTGCCGCTGTATCTTTACCGCTACCAATTAAACCGCAAATGCCAATGATCATAAAAAATGCCCCTTTCGGAGCATTTTAACATTAACCTGTAATCCAAGTCAACGGTTGTGAGCCATCAACATAGGTTTTTAGATCCTCTTCTAGTTTAATCATTTCTTCTTTGGCTTCTGCTACCATACTGGCACCGTTTAGACTTGCGCCACCTTGAGGGCCGGCAATAGTGCTGAACTTGCTGTATGCTTGTCCTAACAACATCTTACTGAAGCTGTATGCATACTCCTGTAACCACGGAAATGCGTAAGTATCATTAAAGATCATTTGATCTGGTTTGGTGTTATAAATCCATAACAAGACATCTTCTTGCTGATCTAACGGGGGGTTTGCGCCTTGATAAGGCATCTTACGCACAACAACCAGCTTTTTAGTAACTGGGTTGAATGTAAAGTTCATAAAGCCACCGAACATACGCATAGCCAACTTCTGATAGTCAACAAATAGTTCATAGTTAGTCAGGCCACCCACACGACCTGCTGTTAGCATATAAGTGTTTAAATAGCCCGAAGCAAAGGGTTCAAATTGACTTGCTGTTGTGCCTGTTACGCTACCAATACCTCGACGATAAATTGCACGTACTGTTTGTACTTCTTTAGGCAATATGTATTCTTGTGTTTCGGGCAATAGCTTTAAGTGTGCATAGCTTTCTTCAACGCTGTTTTGAGCACGTTGGCGGTACTTAACTAGGGCCTGTGTAATAGCCATTTCATAATGCTCTTTTTCCAACTCAACATCAACAATGCCATCACCTAAACGCATACGAACGTAGTCAGTTATAGCCGCACGTTGTGCATCAGATGAAGTATAGTCAGTCGGGTCGTAGGCAATGTGTCCTGCGCCCGATCCTGTGTTTGCATTGAAAAGGCTAGCAGTTTCTATGTTCTGATGTGCGTCAAAACCCGATTCTGCTGTTGGGGTATTTGGATATGGTGTTGGCATCGCTGTTCCTATATCCAATATTTATGCTAATCCCGAAGCAGATCCCAAATCCCATACTTCTCGTAATTGGCCCATTCGGGACCTTTGTATGCTAGTTCAAGCTCGCTTCTACGTAATTGATACTCTAGATCACGTATCTCTGCTATAGCACCTGGCTTGTACGGCAGTTTTTTAGCGCGAACTTGACCAATCTTGTTACGGATCCATTCTTGTTCGCGCTGTAATCTACCGACATACTCAGGCTTTGTGTTAGGCGGTTCTAAGTAATACGACATCTTCACTAATCCTACCGTTTAATTTGGTTTCTGTAGCTTTGATATCTTCGATAAACTTACGCAACTGCACTTTACCAGCTTTGGCAAACTCTTTTAGCTTTTCATCTGGCTTGCGTAGGGTTTTACTGATTGACTTGTCAGTATCAAATCCAATAATTGTGGTCCCTTTGATTCCCAGGGTTTGATAGCTTGCAGACACATATTTTCCCAGCTTGCGAGTTTTAATGTTATAGACCCAGAGCTCTGCGGCTCCAATAATGTCTGCAGGATTGATTGACACGATCTTAAGAGCGGCATCTGTTTTACAATATTTGAGCTTGGCAACCAGTTTTTCTTTACTTGGAGCCTTCTTAACTCGTGCTTTCTTAGTAGCTTTTTTAACGCCTCTGTACTGCTCAACTGCACCAAGTAGGTCATCGATCCAACCAATGATGCGTTTGAAGTCAGCGGTTTTAAGATAACTGTAAGCCTCTTTAAGTTGTTCATCCTTTTTACCTTGTGCTTCTTCAAGTTCTGCTTTGCGCTTTTTGTAAACAGCTTCATACTTGCTCAATTGGCTCTGTACAACGCTGTTAGACTGCAACCAGTCGTAGGGCTTGAACTTATCTGCTGTATTTGCGACAACATCATCAAACAGGCCTTCAAGTTCGCCGATCAACTCGCTTGTTTTTTCGTTAAGGCGATCCTGGATAGTTGGCACGTATGCTTTAGGCTTGTCGTCCTCAGCAGTCTCAACAACTTCCGGCTCAGCTTTTTCAATAACTTCAAGGATACACTTGTCAATAAACTCAATGTGGTTGCCACGGAACTGCATACCTTTGCGGTGTGCCATAATCAAACTGCATACGGTCATCGGTAGCAGGCGATCGCTAGCACGGATAAAGGCTCGTACTTCATCTTTAGTAAACTCGCTGTTGCCTTGCATCCACTCTACAACATGCTTTTTACAGTCTTTTTGGCTGTAGTAGTAATTGTAGTAATAAAAGCTCTTACGCAAGCGGTTATCAAAACGCTCTTGGTCCCACTCTTTAGCTTCTTCGGGCCATTCAGGCTCAGCACCTGTGTACTTTTCATCTGCAAATGCAGCCAAACGCACTTTGGGCTGTTTGGTTTTAATCTTGATACCAGCAACTGTTGCCATTAGATTCTCCGTTTTTTCCAATCATATGTGTTACCGTCGGGCAACACGCCTTCTTTAATACTGTCCACGCCTTGTTTGCCCACTAGGTTAGGGTTCTCTGTTGCAATAACAACAAAGGTGCCGCCGGCATCACGGGCGTCTTTGGCCACGTTCAATGCTTCGCCTAGTTCTGTTCGGAACAAACTGTGTTCGCGACCAATTTTGTCTGTCCAGTATATTTTATGCATTTTCTAATATTTTGTAAAATAATTGTTCGAATTTTACAGTGAGCAGTTTTTCTCGGCTCCATGCCTCACGTTCCCATGGGCGGTCCCAATACTCTGCGTTGACCTGTTTGCCTAACCAAAAATGTGTGTCACCGTCATACTCGTCAACAAAGAACCAGTAGTGCCCTTTGACCATTTGCTTAACATGAATCATTTCATGTGCTAGTACTTGAATCAATGAGTCAAACTTCAATGAGCTGTCTACAAATATCACAATCTGCTTACGGCCCTTAACAGGATCGTCCATTTGGCACATGCCCCGGGCACCTTGATCTTTAATCAAACCCTTGACAGAGTATACATAAAGATCAAATTTGTTGTTTAACAACTTGAGTTCTTCTGCATAGAATGGCACAGCCATGTCAATGATCTGAAACAAACGATTAGTTTTTGCGCGGATGTGTAAGTTCATAGCTTAATTATAGCACAGTTTTGGATTAGCTGTATGTTAGCACAGCAATTAAACTATATTGCTGGAAATGTTTAATACTTTCGTTAAACTTTTCCTCAATTTCCCGGTATTTTGTTGTAAAAACGCCACGGCGCCTGCAGGCAATCATTTCTGTGTCTAGCTCTGCCCAGTACTTTCGTACTACATTGTAGAACTTCCACATTGCACTTTTAGCACGTATATCAGATATTGACTGTAGTGCTGTTAAACACTCGTCCAATTTAAGGTGATTTTGGTGGTGGTGCGCTTGCATGTCAGCATTATACGATAAAATGGATAAACTGCCAAGCCCATAAATACAACATTAGGGACTAAACATGGCAAGATTAAGTCTTTGGAAAGACGGTCGTCACAGTAACGATTATAAATTTATTGATCGCAGAATTAGCGAGATGTTTACCATTGGCGGTACAGGCATTTTGGTTAACAAATATCTAGGACCAGTAGAACAAACTGGTAGCACAGATCCTACGAAACCCGATTATACAAATCAAAGCGAATTAAACATTCAAGACTTGCTTTGGATAGAAAACCGAGATCGCAAATATGATCCGGATGTTTATAAAATGCGTGGCATCTATCAACGTGCCGACAGTGACTTTGATTTAAGTCAGTTTGGACTGTTTTTACAAACTGGTACACTGTTTATGGTGTTTCATTTGCGAGACATGGTAGATATTTTAGGTCGCAAACTAATGTCAGGTGACGTATTAGAACTACAACACTTGAAAGATTACGACTCTTTGGATCAGGACGTTCCAGCAGCACTAAAACGTTACTATGTTGTTGCTGATACTAGCTTTGCTAGCGAAGGTTTTAGTCCGACTTGGTGGCCACACTTGTGGCGTGTTAAGCTGAATCCGTTAGTGGATAGCCAAGAATACAAAGACATTATTGATAATATTGCTGCCGGTCCCAACACTACTACTCCAGTTGGTCAGATTTTAAGTACATTAGACAAATACCAAGCAATTAATGATGCTATTGTGGCACAGGCCGAACTAGATGTTCCAAAGTCTGGCTATAGCACAGAGCCATTCTATACATTGCCTACTACAGAAGATTCTGCTAATCCAATTGGTCCAATAATTAGCGCAGATACATTGGCAATTACTGCCGACAACACCGGCACAACTGTTAATTCAGGTGTATCTAGTCCTTTGGACAAGATAAAAGGATACCTAACAGGCGATGGTATTGCACCAAATGGTTTAGTTACCGGATCAGGTATATCATTTCCTCCTGATGCTAACCAAGGTGATTATTTCCTACGCTTAGATTATCTACCTAATCGACTATTTAGATTTAACGGCACACGCTGGTCTAAAGTAGAAGATGTACAACGCACTAACTTAACACCTGGTGCAACAAATAACACCACACAACGTAGCGGCTATGTTAACAATTCAAACACATATACTGACGCTCAAGGTAATACATATAATGAATTACAACCGTTAAGCAGTATATTAAATCCTAAGGCAGACAATTAATGGCAGCGGTACAGTTTACATACGACGGACAACTGCGTCGATTCGTGACACAATTTATTAGAATGGTGTCAAACTTTCAAGTTGAGTTTGGAAAAGATGCACAAGGCAATAGAACATTACAAACTGTTCCTGTCTATTATGGAGATGCAAGTCGTCAAGCATCAATGATCCTACGCAACAACAGCGAAAACATGATGAATGCTGTTCCTGCTATGGCTGCATACATATCATCACTAGATTATGATCGTGAACGTATGCAAAATCCATACCACGAAAGTGTAATGCGTGTTAGAGAACGTAGTTTCGATACAGTCAATCATGAATTTACTACAACACAAGACGGAATCTACACTGTAGAACGTTTAATGCCGGCGCCATACAAACTAACAATGAAGTTAGATATATGGACTAGTAACACAGAACAGAAGCATCAATTGATTGAACAGATGATTCCTTTGTTTAATCCTGGATTTGAAATACAAAGTACAGATAACTATCTTGATTGGGCCAGTTTAAGTGTAGCATTGTTAACCAATGTACAATATACCAGCAGAACAGTACCAATGGGTGCAGACGAAAGCATTGATATTGCAACCCTAACGTTTGAATTACCAATTTGGATAACACTACCTGCTAAGGTTAAGAAGATGGGCGTTGTTGCACAGATCCTTGCAAACATTTACGATGCAAATGGTGATCTAAGCGAAGACTTTATTACTGCATCACAAGGATTAATTAGCCAACAACGCTTTACACCAATGAATTACAAAGTATTGTATATCGGAAATACATTAACATTGTATAAGAGTTCGGCAACAGATGCAGGTGGCGTAGTACACGGCAACAAAGTTCGTTGGAGAGACATGGCTAACCTATACGGAACCATTGTTAATGGTATAAGCCAAGTTCGTTTAACGTTTGATTATCCAGACGGTCCACACGAAATTGTAGGAACCGTTGCATTTGATCCTAGTGATGATAGTAAATTGCTGTACACGCCGATACCAGCAACACTTCCTGCAAACACAATGTCGCCAGTTGATGCCATCATTGATCCACAGAACATTAGTAATGACAATCTCGGACTATTATCTCCAAGTACAGGCACACGTTATTTGATACTAAATCCAATCGGTGCAGCAAATAGCGAGTCGGCAGTGGCCTGGGCAGGAACAGCGGGAACTAACTTAATTGCTAACGCCAATGATATTATCCAATGGAACGGAAATTACTGGACTGTCTCTTTTGATTCTAGAGAATCTAGTGTACAATATGTAACAAACTTAAATACAACCACACAATATCGTTGGACCGGTAATGAATGGGTTAAGAGTTACGAAGGTCTATACGATTCAGGCTACTGGAGCCTAGTAATATAAAATGGAACACACAGAAGGCGTTGGTGCATTAGTCTATGCACAGTCAACCAACCGTTACTTATTCTTGTTACGGAATAAAAGCAAACATGCAGGTGTTTGGGGCATCGTGGGCGGCAAAGTTGATGCCGGGGAAACAGTAATACAAGGGCTTGTTAGAGAAATACAAGAAGAAATCGATCGAGATTTCTCTCATAAGAAATTTATTCCATTAGAAACATTTACTGCCGATAATCAGAAGTTTGTTTACTACACATTTCTAGTAAGTGTAGACGATGAGTTTATTCCTAAACTCAATGATGAGCATCGTGGATATTGCTGGGTAGAACTAAATGATCATCCAAAGCCCTTACATCCGGGCCTTTGGAGAAGTTTTAACTTTGAAAT